TCACCCTCATACATACCGGGGTCTACGTTCAGCACGTTGCTCTGAAAGTCAAACTGCACTTGACCGGTCGTACCGCCGCTTAACTTTGTGCAACTTATTGTAGATAGAAGTGTAGTCGTGCCAGCAGCGCGGAACTTGACAGAGACAGTCGTTGTACCCAACGACAAATCAATCGGCGTGCCGGTAATATCATCCGTCAAAGTGAGGACGATAACTGGCTTTTCATCGCCTTTTACTAATCGGATAACATCAACGGCCATAATTTCCTCACGCTAATGGGTTCATTTGTACAGACATCGACGCACGGGCTGCACCTAAATTCGCCCTTGCTCTACGCTCTGTGGTCTTGTAAAGGTATTGCCTAGAATGGTACGAAGCCAACTCACGGTCTGACCAGTTCTTATCTGGTAGTACCAATAAGTGCTGCAATGCACCATGCATAATCACGTTCTCAAGATCGTCAAACACATTCTGATCCATGCCAGTAGATGTCCGCAAAGGCTTTAGAGCCACGATCATCTTCAGATCATAGTTCACCGTTGCGTCAGGTAGTGGGGCAAGAACAAAGTTATCTGGGTCTAACTGGCAAATAAAACGGGGAGTAGCCCGTTTTGCTGGGTCATTGCTAGGCCAGTCAGGGTAAGCAGCGTACAACTGCTCAAGAGTTACAGGATCCACTTTCTCGTTATTGACACTCGATGTCAGGAACGCATGGACTTCAGTCTGCAACGGATTAGTGTATGGATACTCGTACACGCCGGGTGTCAGCCGGATCAACGGCTGCTCGTAACGCCACGCTAGTGTGCGCTCGCATGCCTCAATCGCAGCATCACGAACATATTGCTGGATGATTGGCTGCGGGCAACCCGGCACACTTGGGGCTATCCGATTTACAAGGGAAAGGAATGTACGCGTAGCCATTAGATCACCTGATCGTTAGTAAGCCCGCCTTCCTCAGTGTCAGTAATGACACGACCTTGAGCGCTAACGCCCAAAGCCTGAGTAAAGGACTGTTGAAACAACTGCGCCCGATTGGAGTTGACATGCTCATTGTCCACGGACTCAGCGATAAACACCGTTGCGTCAATAACGACGGGGATATAGGCATCAGACAATAAAGTTACGGTTTGTGAACCTGTGTAAACCGGCGGTGTCTGAGCGTATTCCCCGATCAGTACCTGACTTGCGGGGGCTTTTGGGTAAATAAAGAACCGGTTGGCGTTACGAGTATGCCGCATCCAGTTAACGGTTGGCGCGGCCGCATCATTCATCCACGTCGGATAAGTTTGATCTAACGCTTCACGATTAGTTTCGGTAATCCCTGAACCATCTTTGACTTGAAAAATCTCCATAATTCGGATGGAATCAGATGGGGCTGACTGAAGAACTTGCCCTGCCGTAGTAGGGATTTCTCCAATCAAAGCAAAAAGATCGGGACGCAAGACAGCAATTCGCTTCAATGCCTGATTGGCAAAGCCCAACAGCACCGCATCGCTATAACGCTGTGGTGCGTTGATGTCTTGGAGGATCCTGCGAACCTCAGTGATTACATCGTTCAGTATCATTCGGGTAATCCCTTAGATGCTTCTGCATTGAGTTCTTCGTTCTCTACAACTGGAGCCTCAGGGATCTCGTCAACTGGGGTTTCCAATGCTAAGCCAGACTTACGGCCTTTCTGTTTCTTAGGAACGAACTTCTCAGGAAATGCTTCCTCCTCTGTGACTTCTTCACACAAGGGGTTCTCAGCAAGGATGGGAGTCCAATCATAGATAAACCCATCTTTAGTATTTCGTAGGTAACGTGCCATTTAATTCTCCTATCTATGTCTAGCCGTCTTAGCCGCTATTTTAGCGGGCTGCTTTACAAACTGTTGACCTTTTGCTTTACCTTCGCGTTTCGCTTTGGTTGTTGCCGCATACTCTGCGGGGGTCAATGACTTAATTGCCGCCTCTGGCAAATACCGCTCGCCAGTCTTACTTGACGGTTTACCACTCTTAGTGCGCCATTTCTGGTCACTCCAATCTTTAAGGGACTTTTGCGGGGCTTTCAATCTTTGTACCCTCCACCAGCCGCTTTATATTTCTTAGCCACTAACTGCGCTTTACGGGCTGACCATTGCCCAGCAGCCGTACCCTGAACCGCCGCAGCCTTAACCTGCGACACAATCCGCTTACGCAACTCAGGCTTAGTATAGTTGCCAGCAGCGTTTACTTTGGATTTTGTTTTTGTAGCCATTAGCATTTCCACCTTGCAAGTGCTGCTGCTTTACGAGTAGGTCTACCTTTCTCATCTTTCATAGGCCCCGGCATGCCGGACATACGCGCACAGAATGATTTTTTGCGTGGGCCACCTTCAGGCTGTGGAGCCTTAAGATTACTACCTGTTGCAGCATTGTACTTGGCTCTGCCCTTGGCAGTTAGCCCAGCACCCTGCGATACGGGTAGTTTCTCACCACGGCCTACGGACAGGCTAACGCCCTTTTTCTTGGTAGCCATGATTACACTTTTTGAAGAAACGCTGTAGTTTTAGCACTGGTAGGCAACGTAACATGGACATCAGTCAAAAATAAAATGCCGTCATCAGGGAACGTCAACCCAATAGGTTGCGTGCCACCACCAATGTTAAATTGAAATTTAACCGTGCCAGATGCGCCACCGTCTCGATAGATAACATCGCCAGCAGTGCCACCACCTACACTCTGATGCCCACGCATCTGATACCGCCCAGTAGCCAAAGTACCAGTTGCGTCTGTATGTGCAGTCGTTACATTTGCCATATTATTCTCCTAGAAGAAGGGGGCCGAAGCCCCCATCCTATTACCGTTTAGTTAATGTCTGTAAAAGTTGCAAAGAGACGTACGACAGCAGCGGCTGGTACTGCTGTACCAAGCGTGATGTCGATAGTATCAGCAGCAGAGTACAGTTTGCCACCACTCAAGGTAGGAGCAAATGCACCAGACGCCAACACAGGAACACCACCGGAAGTACCGGTTGCGTTCACTGAAGTAGCAGCCAGATAGCCAGCAGCCGCACCACCATCACCAATAGAGATGGTGCTGGTAACGCCCGCCGCAGTGGTAACCACCATACCCACGTTAGACACAATAGTGCCAGCGGGGATAGGGATAATTTCCATTACGTCAGAAGCAGCCAGTGCAGTTGCACCAGCAGCAGTACGCGCAGCAATGATCTTGGGGAAATCAAGAACCATTTCCACACGGACGGACTTGTTAAGGTCATTCGCCGGGTAAGCGGCTGTGCCTTTGTTAAAACCGAGAGAGTCGGTATATGTTGCCATGTTAATTCTCCTAAAAGTTAAGTCCGGGGGCCGAAGCCCCCATTAATTACAGAGTAATGATGCCTTGAGCCAATGCCTCAGGCTTGACCACTTGATAGCCATACACTTGCAATCCACGGATGATGTTACCGAAGGTGGATTCAGAGCGAATGGTTTCCATGTTGGTCATTTGCGAAGCAAAGGTGAAGCCCATCTTGTGACCAGCAATGATGCTGAACTTGCCGCTAGTAACAGACAAGTTGTGGCTCATGTAAACTGTGAAACGGTCAATCATGCCCAAGCGACCGTTACGCAACACAGAAACGCTGTCACCAGTCAAAGAAGCATCCTTAAGGTCAGACTTCTTAATCATGCCAGCCATTTTGGCAGGAATAATCAGGAAGCGATTGCCTTCAGGGCAGTTTGCTTCGTCAAGCACAGTACCGATGTCTACGATGTACTCAAGCACGTTACTCTTGGTGATAGCGACAGCCGAACCAGATGTACCCAAGTCAATGTTGCCAGAGATGCGACCAGCAGATGCGCCTTTGTTTGAGGCAGAAATGCTTGGCAGAATATCTGTCAAAACGCGTTGGTCAATCTTAATCTTCATACGCTCAGAAGCGTCTTTTGACCAAGTGTCCATCAGGTTGATGTCCGACTGAACCTTATCCACATCGTCCTCAACGCAAGCGAAGTACTCGCCCTTGTCGATAACCAATTGGATTTTTGCTTTATCAGGATTCTCAACGCTCAGGGTTTGGCCCTTTACGTAAGTCTTGATAGTAATTTCAGGAGTGGTACGGATGTTAACCGTGTCACCCATGTTACGAATCTCACCTTCGTAATCAGTGTTGGAAATAGCAGCCAACACAGTTGCGTCGTAGAAATTCTCGATTAATTTACCTGACCAAATCTCAGGAATAAAGTTACCCGAATAGTTCGGGCGGCCTGTGGAAACGGGAAATCCCATGATAAAACTCCTCTAATCAAGCGTTAACAGTTATGCGACCGTCTCGCTGTGCAGCGAAAATGTCGCGTTCAATGCGGTCACGCTCTGCTTCACGGCCACGATATTTACCAGACCTAACATCATTAAAGAAACCTTTAATGTCATCAGGGCTGTATGTCTTGGCATTGCTGTTCGCAGGTGTCCCGGTGTTCTTTGAACGACCCGGTGCAACCTGACGCTCCAACTCTGAAGCAGTCGCTGTCCGACGAGTGTTTTGAGCAACATTGGCTTTGCCAGTCAACTCATTCCAAGTTTGGAAGAAACTAGCAACCCGGCGTACATCAAGGATACGTTGAGCATCCTCAAGGTAAGTCTGACGGCTAATTCCAGTTAGCGGATCAATCTCCAACAACCATGATTGAAATGCATGGTCATCGTTAATTTCGCGCCAATTGGGGGCCGCACCTGACAAGTCAGACCAGAACTGTTGCTCGGCTGTCATTGCTTGTCGATGCGCCACTGCCTGTACCTGAGGTACGACACTGGTTTGCAACGAGCGAATGATTTGATCTAATTGAGCAATCTTCTGAGCAACCGGATAGAGTTCCTCGCGAGTCACACGACGCATAACGTCAAGTGAATCACCATACTCTTGGACATCATTCTCAGTTACTAATGGTGCAACTTGAGTTTGCTGTGCCGGTTGAGAGGACTGCTGCGAAAGAGACGCAAGCAATTGCTCCATCTGTTGTACACGACCATTTAGTTCACGATTCTGCGAGTGCAGACGCGGAACTTCGGCGTTGTACATACCTTGTAAAGTACGCCATTTCTGAGCATAAGTCTCAGAATTGGGGTCATCTTCTTGGCCTGTACCACTGGGGGTTTGCTCATTCCCCTGCGGTTGAGCAGCGTTATTCGATACAGCGCTCTCGTCGGCGGGTGCGGGTTGTGCTGTGTTCTCAGAAGGCGAAGTGTTGCCATCGGCAGGAGGGGTCGCCTCGTTGCCATTGTTTTCATCGCCATTGAGTTGCTTATACAACTCCTGTACGGCCTCGGTCTGTTTACGAATTTGCTCTGGTAGTGCCATGATAAAACGCTCCTATCGGTGTGCGTGGATTAGACGGCGAGTCATATCAGTTAGGACTTTGCCGCTAGTTCAGGGGCTTCTTTGGCAAACCTGTATAGTTCACCCAATACCTGACACCGCCCTTGTAAGAGTGCCGGGTTGTTGATAGCGCTAGGCAGTTGCTCCAACTCGTGATAGCGCCATGTTTTGAGCCATTCCAGAATCTCTGGATACTGACGCATGGCGATGCCAAGAGCCTTTACGACTTTAGGATCGGGCTTAATCATGCAGCCCTCCCCCCAGCACCGGACACTAGATTACCTTCTTGTCCACCTTTGGGAGAACCGTCTGGTTGAGTCGGTGTAGGCGCAGATTGTTGCTGCGACTGTGCCGCTCTCATTGCCAAAGCGTTTTTCTCTTTAGATGGAATAAGTTCATCCAGTGGCATTTGCAAACCTTTAGCCACTTCGCGAAGAATCGCGGCGCGACCATCCTTACCAAGAATCTCCGCATCAATCGGATTGGCGGTTGCATTAAGGAATTCGATACGGCGGACATTGACGGTTTCTTTGACCGCAAGGTTAACTGCACCTTTGGCAATAACCTCAACGTCGCCTTTAATAGACTCATCCTCGTCATAGCGCATGTTGTAGACGAACTGGCGTTGGACAATGGGTTTAATCACATCATTATCGATGTGCATGACTACTTGTCGGATTCCCTTGCCAGCCGCTCCCATGAGCATTGACAAACCAGAGGATGTACGCCCAGCACCCTGAACATTCAAGTCACCATACAAATATGCAGGTACACCTGAGTGGTCATCAGCCAAGCGTGAAAACTTCTCGTACACACCCATGAGGGTCTGTGCGTTATCTTCGGGCTGCGTAAAGCGTACGGCTGGTGCGCTCGATCCTACTGGATCGTTCATCACCTGCCAAATCTTCCAAGGATACATCTGTGTGATGTCCTCGTTGGGAGGAATACGCTCTAAGTTTACTTCGACTTGCGGGCCACTAGAGATGCCCATATTGTTGACAAGCGCTCGCGCAGCCGCGTTGCATACGTTTTGAAGATCTTCAATGATTTCAGGGATTCCTTTACCCCAGAAAGCACCCGGACACTTAATGAATGAAGTTTTTGCATAAGGCTTTTCTCCTAACGGATCATAGTTAAGTACAGCCTTGATTACATAATTGCCAACCATCCAGACGTTCGCATCGTATTCTTGGGCTGGATCAGGAACTTCATCCTCTGACATACCCCAATCGAGCAACATCTGTCCGCTAACTTTGCCCCAGAACTCCAGTGCATCAAACACTTCTGTTGGGCGCATGTATGAGTAGAACTTCCGTTCTTCCTCATTTTTAATCAGTTCAACATCTTCACTGATCCATGATTGACCATTACCAATCTCAAGGACTTTACGGATAGCATCCTCGTCATACCCCGGTACACCGATCAGGTCAGACAAATCCATTCGGGTCAGTGGGTGATGCTCAAAGATGTAACCTTCGTTAATGTTTGTAATCCCCGGCTCAGGATAAATACGGAACGGATCGACACGCTCGTACTCCGGCGCAATGCGCTCAGAGGCTTTAACTACGGTGCGACCGGCTTCGTCTTGTTCCCAGCCAAGGTATCTCTGACGACGGACAATCGGCCCTTTAACAAAAGCACAGGGGAAAGTCACGAGGTCAGTAACAAAATCGTTAAATGCGTTTGCCCAACCACCTTGCGTAAACTGATCGCTAATCCGCAACTTCATACGGTCTACGCGGTTCTGGGCTTCTTGCAAAATTTTGAAGCGATAGTCTTGGGAAATAATTTCTTTTAGTTCTCCCATGACTTCTTGCGACGGCGCTTCTCCGCTACGCTGAATCATCTCCAACACTTTGTTAGCAAAGATGTCCTGAATCTCTTTGGTAGCCTTAGGGCTGAGATCAGGAATAGGAGTAGCCGTCAAATCCCAAGGGGGTGTCCCCGTGTCAAGCAAGATGTCTCTGAGCCAAGACTCCGCTGCGCGGCACTTGACTTCAGTAATCATCATAAAAATATCTGATCCGCCTTGTTTGCGAATACCTGCCATCTTATCGGCTTCGTACTCGCCATTGCGTTGGCGCATCGCCATGAGCATCTTGTTCTCGATAGGCTTCTTGGCTTGCTGGGCTACATCCCAACAGGCACGCAGGTAATCCGCCATACCAAGGATAAAGGGTTGGGCTTGACGTTCCTCTAAGGCACGATCAGCCAACATCTTCTCCTGACGATTCAACTCGTCATTTGGTACTACACGAAGAAGGGTTAGTCCACCAGCCATTATTTTCCTTTAGGTACAGAGAAGTACCGATCACCATACTTACGAACTTCAGAGCCGCGTGCTTCTTCGGCTTCAACGCCCTTTGACCATGTTTCGTGTTTACGACCCTTTAACATTTTATAGGTGTTATCTGGAAGGTTATATTTTTTCCGAGACTCCTCACTTGCAGGAGCAACCGAACCCCAGTGTCCTTTGTTCTCTCCAGTGCCGTCAGCGCCCATACCAGCCTTCTTGGCTGTATCGTAGTCGTAACTATCACCTTCAGGATCAAAAACTGCCCCACCGTTGCGATAACCACGGGCAGCAACAAACTCCATCTTAGGATTAGTCGAAGAAAACTTTAAGGTTTTCATTACTCTTTGTCCTTAGACATCTTAATCATTTTGTCTTTTAGCGAACCTTTATCTTCTGGATCTATCTTGTAAGGCCCACGGATCATGCTGTCCTTGAGCCTTTGCTCTGGGCTACGCTTATCGTCTGGGTCTATTTTGTAGGGTAGAGTCTGCATCCCCTCTGGCATCTTAATGCCACCGGGGGAGCCGTCTTTGTATCCCTTGACAAGACCGCCATCTTTGTATCCTTTAACGGCCATGTTGCCCATCTTGGGATTAGTCGAGGAGAACTTGAGGCACTTCACGATGATTCCGTCTCTGGGCGTTTGTTGCCCTTCATCTCATGCACTTCCATGATCTGCTTGATATTCATGGTGGGCATCTTAAACTCCATCTCGTAGAGTTCCATCGGTGCTGGTTTACCAGCCAAGCCAGAAGTATCCATCTTTGGATTGTCTGACAAGATTGTGTACTGTTTGCCTGACTTCATAGCGCTCCTCCGTTTGCCGCACTACTACATATTGTAGTGTGGTTATAGCAGCAAGTATACATGCTGTCAAAGAAAAAAGAACCCCCTACGTTTCCGCAGGGGGCAAGAGGCGTGAAGGAGAACGCCAAGGAGGTGAAACTGCATCCTACTATATCACACATTCTAAG